CCAGCGATCAAATCCAATCTTGCGCACATCATAGACCGTACAAACCTCTTTCAGCCAGCGCGCAACGTATTCATAGGAGACAGTGTTGCCGGGCGTTGTCTCTAGCTTTCCTTCATCGCGCCACTGATCGTAAGGCACACGGTCCTTCTTTGACTTCTCGCGCAACCCTGTCGAGGGCAGCCAGAATGTTGGATGGACCTGCCATACACGCTCATACTTTCCAATCAGGACCAAGGCAGTCAGGTCCGCCACAGAGGAAAGGTCGAGGCCACCGTATACAACAAGCCCATCCAACGGTGCGGGAGGCTCCCCGCACAACTTCCAAACCGTCTCCGTTACGAAAGGATTGTTTGTCTCAACACGCTGGTTGAGGACAAGGTTGCGATACTCCGCTTCACGGGCGGGCATGCGCCGCGCATCCTCCGCCATGGAGAGGACTTCACGTTCATTAAGGAACGTACCGAAGGCTGGATTAGCCTTACGGATTGTGCGCTTTGAAAACGGGTCATCGGTCTTTGGTGCGGTGTAGAGCGAAACAATGGTGCGTGGGTCATGCCCTGCGAGCGCATCATCAATGAGTATGGACAAGAGGTCAGCGTCTGTTGGCGCTTGCGTGGAGATGATAATGGAAAGTGGGTCCTCTTGCGCACCTGTTGCCGTCTCCAATGCTTCGTAAAGCTTTGAGCGCGGCCCACGGACTTGGCCCAACTCATCATGTACGATGAAAACTGGAGAGAGGCCAAACGCTGTCGAAGCTTCTGCGCTGAGGGCACGGTACTTTGTTCCAAGTTCAACGCACAGAAGCTCCTTCGCTGTATCTCTTATCGTGATGTGCTCACGGAGGTCAGGGGACATCCGCACGATCTTGGCCGCAAGCGAGAAGATGACACCGGCTTGTTCTCTTGATTGGGCTGTAGAGTAGAGTTGAGAGTTGAGAACGTAAGCAGGTCCACAGAGATGAACCAAGAGCAAAAACGCCGACAACGATGTCTTAGCATTCTTTCTTGGAAAGCTCAGGATTGCCCGTCTGGTACCAGCGGGGTTGTCGTAGATACGGCAGATTTCCTTTTTCTGCCACTCCTCAAGGATGACCTTTTGCCCGACTTTTTTGCCTTCCGGGATGCGGCAGTATTCCTCGATCCAGTCGATGACCTCTTCACCACTTGGCTTCTCCCTTTGCCCTAGAACAATATCCGACTCAGGAGCCGCTTCGACCTTGGCTTGACGCGGCTTCTTCTTGCTGCGACGTTTTTTCATTTATTCCACGGTAGCGACTTGAGCTTTGCCTTCGCTGTTCGCTGCGACTTCCTAACATTGAACATATCGTAGCTCGATTGCTGCGACAGCCGCATTTTGGTAGCGAGCAGTGAAACAACTTTTGATTCACGGTGCAAGAGGCTCATTGTCTTGCGGAGGTCAGTCATAATTATCCGTGTCTGAGGGACCTCTTTTTTCAGTCCTTCAATTATGCCTTTAAGATAGTCGCAGCCCGCAACATGCCGGCAGTATTGCACGAGAAGCGCATGAGTTTCTGGTGGGAAATAATCCGGCGAGCGGCTATCAACTGTGTCGCGCCAAATTTGCGCCTCTTCCTTTGTTAGCTTTGCGGGAGGCTCCGGACGCGCCATCTGTTCAAGGTTCTCAAACGTCGCAAGAACGGATTTTGCGGCAGCGGACACTCGACCTCGATGCGTGGTCATTGGTTCAACTCATTTCTCTCATATGACCTCAGAACTGCTTGATAGGTCAACACAGTCATTAGCGTTTTTTGCTGCATGGCCGCCACGGTCGTGCACAAACATGATTAAAAATGAAACCTCCCCCCACCCCGCGAAAATGTGCATGCTTTGTTTCATTTTATTGGCACAATTTTATTTGCTGGATGCTTTGGATCAATTGGCCACCCATCAAACCCTATTGTGGTATCATATCCCCTCTTCTCAATCATTTGCTTTGTACCATCATGACACGGTCTACACAACGACTGTATCGCTCCAAGAAAGAATGACTCTCTGTTTCCCTTATGAGGAATGACATGGTCAACAACTGTAGCAGGTTCTATCAAACCATTCTGTAGACATATTTTGCACAATGGATGATTTTGTAATTGTTGTTTGGCCAGCTTCCGCCAACGACGCGAATCATACAGATAATTCCGCATAGAGGTAGCTCCGCCATACGTGTGGAGAGGTTCTTACCCTTCCACCTGCTAGCAGCTTCCGCTAGGCCCATTGCCTATATGCTGCTAACCTTAAGCCTCTATCAAATCGCCTTCTAAGAAGCTCGCATGAACGACTGTACCGAGCATTTGTATCAAAACATCCGCTCGATCCTCAGACCTCATACCGCGATAAATACCGAAGTGACCTTTCAACGCGCCACGCTCTACACGTACACGCTGACCAACTTGAAAGCGGAAGCGATACGGCACATACACTCCATCCCGGTTACAACGGAGACGGATATCATCAACAATCTTTTCCGGAACACGTGCTGGCTTGCCGTTTGTCATAATGACGCCAGCCACGCCAACAGTAGACAACAGAGAATGCCACTGATCAACCAAGCTGACGAAAAAGTATCTTGGGAAGAGTGGTTCTTCAATCCATTGTCGCTTCCCACGGAAAGATTTGCGTGTCTGAATTCGCGGGAAGAAGATTTCAAGCCCCAGTTGCGTGACATTGTTGACAGCTTTTTGCTCTTGTTGTGGATGACTAAAAGCGACGGACCACACACCACACCCAAAAGGTTTTTGACGGGAGGGAGGAATACGCCGGAAGTGGCCAAAACGGAAGCGGCAAAGCTCCGGCCCAAAACCCATTTTACCCCACGTTTCCGACTTTCGTCCCTTTAATTCTCTCTCTCTCTCATTTAAGTATCTACTATATAGAAAACAGGGAAAAAATGGGTTTTGGGCCGAGCCAGTTATTTGTTTTCAATAAGTTAGCGCTGGGGTCGTTTTAGCCTCCTTGTGGCTTGGGACTTTTCCACCCTTTGGGGTGATACCCAATCACCTCCGTCCGAGGCGGGAGGAGCCTCACAAAATCTCTCAAATTTGGCGCCCTAACGTCCACCTCTTCGCACCACCATTCGGCCTTTTCCGGGTCATAAATCGGGATCACTTTCATGGATTTTTCCTCACAAAATGCAACGCCTCCATAACCCTAACAAGCCGGGGATCACCCGCCATATTTTTAATCTCATCGTCATTCGGATCACGCAACTTTAGCCTCTCAGTAAAGACCGCAAGATGCCCGCACTTGATACAGATCGACACATCTCCTGGTTTCACACTCGCCTTCTCCACATTGACAGAGGCTGCCGAATCATTGACCGTACCGCAATTTGGACATCTCATTGGCTTTGTGCGTTGGCTCTTCCCCAGAAATGTTTTCATAGTCTCCAATCCTGTGCTAGCTTGATAACATCAAGCGGTCTGATCTTTTTCTCAAGCTCATTGAATGCAGTTTCAGCGAGTTCTTTCGTTGAGCAGATCAGCCTGATTCTTTGCCCTTGGGTATCCCATTTTTCAGTGTGCACCCTTTGCTCAGAGACTACCCAGCCTTGGTTCTTGGCGACCTTGCGCACGGTCATAGGTCGTTCCAACTTATCGCTTGGCTTGTTGTTGTAGATCACAATATGAATTAAATTGACCAATTGAACATCCATAACAATAACGCCTTCCACCTTCCATTCTCCATTGGCGCCTTCCGGCTTACAATGCGCCTCGATCCATTTTGGGTCTTGCATTTCCTTCTCTACACGGTTCAAGAACCGCGCCACTAGATCCATGCCTGGGCTATAGCTCTCCCTTACAATCTCATCTTTCAAAACTGTATCCGGAGCCGAGTCACTTCTAGATACGGCACCATGCTTCTTTACAAAGTCCTTTGCCCATTGGCAGATAATTGCTAAGCCATCTTCCTCATCGAGCCAGTTAAAGAACGCATCCCACCATGCCTTTGGCTTCTTCTCCTCTGTGATCTTTGGTACGAGCCATCTTCTATCCTCCATGGAGAGCTTCAGCGCACGCTGCGAGTTTGAACAGGCAAAGATATGCATCCAATTCTCAACTTGATAATTTGCCTGGTACTTTTTCGAGACGGTTATGAAACGATCTGTAATGGTACTTTTCAGATTGTTGTAAGCCTTGAATGAGTTGCCGGCATATATCTCGTGGACAACGCTCATCCGTTTATGTGCCAGCCAATAGTTGAAGGCACTCTCTACAATCTCATTCTCATTTGGCACCGACACATTCTCTTCGCCAACAAGCGGCGCTAGTATCTTTTCCCCAAGCGTCCCTTTCCCTACACCTTGCGTCTCTGATATCAGCAACACGCTGTAGAGCATCTTGACTTCTGGACAAGCGATCAGCGTCGCACACCACTTCATTAATTCGTGCCGGTCGCTTTCGATTGGAACAAGCTGCTGCATAAATTCGAGGAACATCGCAGGGTCACCCTTCATTGGCCTAACCGAAGAAGGAACGTGCGTGTTGATATAGCGTCCCGACTTACCACCATAGATGCCAGCTGGCTCTGCGGGAGAGTATTTCAGGATGCCACTTTTCATGGAGGCATCTTTTTTCAGCAGCCTTGCTGTATCATCGACATCGCTGTATGGTGAAACCAGATTATTGAATTCAGTCGCAGATAAAATCCGGTTGGGGCGGTCCCGGTGAATAAAGACTTCTGGTGTTACGCAATGAAACCATTCTTCGCGGAACGCTCTCCTTATAATTGTGACGGGTGCACCTTTGCCCTCTGGGTTGGGCAGCTTCTCCGTCGCCCGTGTTGCTGGTTGTGTGATATCACCTAGCGTTGGTCCTTTGTAGGTCCCGACTTTATTGAACAACTTCTTCGGCATCTCATCCGCAAGGTCCCAACTCATAGGCCACTTATCATCGAACATAATTCCCTTTAACGATCCTCCGTACATGCGCGACACTTCTTGTAACACGCTCTTACCCGGATGATCATTGTCGCAGACGTAGATCACCTCAACTGGCTTCTCCCTTCTCAATTCATCATAGTCCGTTCGATGCGGCGCCATTGCGCCACCAATCATTCCCCAGTGCTCATACTTTTCAAGCTCCTCGCGCCAAGGATGTTTCCATTCACTCTCCTGTAGGTTGCGGGTTATGAACTCTGCGGCCTTGGCGCCTTCGTGGATCATGATGCGCGGCTTCTTCAACCTAGCGGGCGGGTGTGGCTTCCAGAACGGCAGCGCACCGTCTGGTTCCATACAACGCCACGCCCCATCACTCCAATACGTCCATGGTGGATAGATTTTTGTTCCATCTTGCAGAATGCGGCGCTCTTGTACCATGATGATCCCGCTCTCCTTGCGAGAGTGGAATTCATACAAGGTCGATGCGCCAGTAACAAGCGGCCTTAATGCGTCGATATTCCTTGCCAAGATTGAATGGGGAAATTTCTCGGTAACAAGCGCAGCCTTGATTGCTTCGGCTTCTTCCTTCGTTGGCGCATAGTCTTTGTTGTTACATGTTATGTTACCGTCCTTGTCGATGCGGATGATGGCACGTTCTGCGTAGTATGTGCCGTGGTACTCCTTGACCATGTAACGCTTAAAGTTTAGCTCCTCCGCTCCCACACGCTCGATATACGCGCATAGGACCGGGATGGTTTTGTGGAAAAGCGGCTGTGCGCCGCGTGGTTTCTTCTTCGCCATCGTATTCCCCGAAATTAAGGACGCGGAGCCTCTTCCATTTTTTCTGATTTTTAAACCGCTTTCTTTTTCAGAAAAATTGGCGGACTATTCCCAGAGAGAAGAGAGGATGAGACATGGATCCAGCAGTCGCAGCGGCAATCAAAGCCAGTAAGTCGGAAGTTCCAAACGATAAGCTAGAGGCCATCCAAGCGGAAGCCAAAAAAGCGAGGGACCTAGAATTTACCATTGCAGAACTAGAGGCGAGAGTTAAGGAGCACCGTTCACGTCTCAATACTATCTACATCGAGACGCTTCCACAGATGATGATGGAGGTTGGGATTGATCACATTGGCCTCGCCAAGGAAGGCAACTATGCGGGTTACGATTACAAGCTAAAGAAGTTCTCCCGCGCCAACATCGCCGCAAGATGGGACGATGAGAAGCGCGAGCAGGGTTTTGCCTACGTCAAGCGTATGGGTGCCGAGGACCTAATCAAGACAGAGGTTGTCGTACTGTTCCCAAAGGGTGGTGCTGCGTTGGCAAAGAAGCTCGTTGCGTACGCCAAGAAGCTGAAGATAAAAGTGCAGATCGGCAAAAAGAAAATATCAAAATCAGTTTCTGTCGAATTGTCCCGCAGTATTCCCCACGGCTCCTTGTCGGCGTGGCTGCGGGAGCTAGTCGAGAAGCACCACAAGGTCCCCAACGCCAGTGATCTGGAAAAGATCGGCGGTGCGATGGGGGTTATGGTTGAACCTGAAGAACGAAAGGAATAACACAATGCCCGTTACAAACGTCATCACGCTTCCATCGGTCCTCGAAACTCATGCCAAGCGCATCCACAAGCTAATAGAGAATTGGAGCGAAAATACCATTGAGCTTGGTAAGGAATTAAAAGCTGCACGTGACCTTTTCCCCGTTGTCGCTAAAGGTGCTCGTCCCGGCTGGAAGAACTGGCTTAGAACCGAGGCCGGCCTTGGCGATGGCCATGCCTTGAGCCTAATTAAAATTGCGGAAAAATTCAGCGGTCGCCAACTTCCGAAGGGCTTGAGCAGCGAGATCATGCGTCTGTTGACAATCAAAACAGTGCCGGAGTCAGCTGAAGCTGAAATCATCAACCGGCTTAAGAAGGGAGAGAATGTTAGCAAGC